ACCAATCAAGCCGATCTCTCTCCGCTACTCGGTAGCCTCGGTGCGGATCTCGGCGTGTTCTATCGCGCACTCATGGAGCAAGTCGAGGCAACCGTTGACCAGGCGAAACGCGAGGGATGGGACTCGGAGCGATTCATCACGGCTATCGGTGCGCTGCTCGACCCGGAAGAGACAAGCGAGGTCGAGAAAAGCCTGAACGACACGATTCGAACCAAGCGTATCGGTGCGGTCTGCGGGCTTGCGGTCTGGTTCGTTAACGGCCACTACATCCGAGACAATATCTACATCGATTTCACCGAGGGCGGGAATCACGAGCGATACGAATGGATACCGGACGGCGAGATATGGATTGATGAGGAAGTGAAACCCGAGGAAGTGACGGCTACTATATTTCACGAGTTCGCGGAACAGAAGGTCATGCGAGAGAAAGGGTGGGACTACGAACACGCCCACGATTTCGCGTCAGGATTGGAGATAGCGATGAGACAAGACGACGAGCTGAAGACGAGATTCGAGAAGCTGATACGATTGCAGCCAGTGCTCAAGAGCGCGGTCGATTTGAAGATACAGAAGGCGCTCGTACAGATTCGGAGCGCGATACCGGATGAGGTGTTCAAGGCCGGGCTGCCAGTGGGTACGGTGCGAGACAGAAAAGACGGGAAATATAAAAAAATTAACGAAGGAGAATGGGAGCGGGTTATCGAACCTGGAGAAGCTAAAATACAAGAACAGCCTAAAGAAACACAAGAACAAAAGCAGCCAGAAATGAAAAAAATAAAATTAAAAGGGAATGTCGAAATAACAGAAAAAGATATTAACGATATATTGACAGTAAACAAAAAAGGAATAAATAAAATATATGATCTTGTTAAAAACACTCCTGCAAGATTGGCAAAAGTTGAACATGATAAAAAAATAAAACAAATAGATGATGAAGTTTCACAAATGGAAAAGGAATATGGATTACCGGAAACCAAACCATATAGACAACTTGATACCATGATATATTCAGATTTATTTAATAATGAATATGCTTTTAAAATTAAAAATGAAGAACAATATAATGATTTCAAAAACATAATAAATACATGGGAAAATGTATGGGATGACGGATGGACGATGGAGAAATCAGAAAAAGCAAAAAAAATAGCGCAAGAAATGACAGAGAAATACAAGGGAACTGAATTAGAAAAAATATTTGAGATAGGTACTTCACATACTGATGTATATAATTTAACTAACAAATTAGATTATAATAATTTTAAAAGATTTTGTACATTACAAAAAAATAATTATGCACTCCACCTTGAAGGTGTAGAAATCAATAAAAATTATGATAAGGTTAAAACTTATTTATCTGACATGATAGGGAACTGGACTCCTGAAGAAGCTTCGACCAAGATAAAAGAAGAATTAAAGGAAAGTAAAAAAGGCGGTCATTGGGGCTCTGCTGATGAAAATAATTCAACTGCTAAAGCTATATGTATTGTGAGTGATGGCGGGAAATACAGGCCGATTGATAAATTAAAAGATGAAAATTATATACCCGAATTTGATATATCTGAAATAATCGAAGGCAAAAAATTGCGTAATTATGCTCAAAAAAAAATCAAAAAGTTTTCACAAGAACAATATCCGTATGTGTATCGAGGTATGGCGCTCCCCGAAAAAGAAATACAGCAACTTCTAAATAATAAAGAATTACCGCTTACAGGATGTACGGCTTTCACCTTTTACGATAAAGTCGCCACACATTATTCTGAAAGCGATTGGACTAAAGATTTATCTCAAAAAGGTAGTATTCCCTTGCTTATAAAATTAAAAAGAAATGATAAATTCGATAATAGTATTGGAATGTGGCATGAAAAATATGATGATGAAACCGAGACCTATGGATCGGGTGATAACCCCGCTTTTGAAATATTGACAGGTAGCACAAAATTTAAAATAGTATCGCTTAAAAAGAATAGCGAAGGGACATATGAAATGGAGGCAGAAGTAGAATGAACGCTATGGAGAAAGTAGCATATATTTTAGGGACTCAAATAGGAAACGGCAAACAAGAAGAGAAATCAACTACAAATAATAAAATAGCTAAAGCCGCTTCTTTGCTTGGCAAAATTATTAAGAACCTTAAGAATGGCTCGTAAACTCCTCCTCGACCCGATCCGCCGCAAGACCGGATGGACAGGCGACAAACTTTCCGGGCTCATGTCGCGCATTATCGCCGTGAACCAGGAGAAAGCGTTCACTGCGATAGGGCGGTTACGCTCCTCGCAGTTCGAGAAACAAAACGTCAAGCAGGCGTTTCGATTGCCCGATCTTTCGGAAGTGATGCCGAAACGGTCGGTATTCGCACGTAAAGCCGCGATCCGTGGGCGGCTCATAACCGACAACCTCCGCGATTCGTTGACCCGCGATCTACGCGCTACGCTTGCAGAGAGCGAATGGACAGGCGTGAAAGGCAAGATGAACCCGAAACTTATCGATGCTTTCCGGGCTCGGATAACCGATAGCTTTGAGGGCTACACGAAACGCGATCCGCGATACGGGATGCCGTCGAATATACGCAATATCGCCGTTACCGAGATAGGTGCGACGATCAACGATGTCAAGAAAACATATCACGACCGAATCATGCAAGCGAACCCGGACATGAAAGCGTACAAAACATGGCAGCACTCGGGCGATAGGAAGCGAATCAAGGTTCCGAGACGCGGGCACCTACGTATGAATGGAGTGAGAGTCGAAGCGTCGGAGTCGTTTCAAGTACCGCTCTACGATGCGAAAGGACGGCACGTTCGTACCGACTCGATGGACAGGCCGCATGATGAACGAGCTCCGCTGGATCAGACAATCGGCTGCATGTGCGGCGTTAATTATTCTTATCGAAAATAATTGACAAGTGTTGTACGGAGTAGTACAATTACATGAGTTACAATAAGTTCACGCGCTAACCGCGTGCCGAGGGATGCTTCCTACGGGAAGTTGATAGGCGAAAGGTAAGACGACAAGTCTTGCTTTTCGCCTATTTTTTTTGTCACGGAGGTGCAATGGCCGACATCGAACACGCAGAGAATCGACGAATCAAGATTTTCTTTTCGCCGTATGGATTCGAAGACAAGACCCACGCGGTCGAGAAAGACATAAACGGCAAGAAACGTCGGTATCTCAAAGGCGTGTCTTCCGGGGTCCATGTAGACGGCCACGGCGAAATGATGACGCCGAACTGCATCAAGAGTTTCCAGCAGCAAGCCGAATCCGGCGACATCCTGCTATACGAAGGTTTGCACGGTGTTAACTTCATCGACGATATCGGGCGGCTTGAGAAATCCGAAATCCTACCTAATGGCGATTGGCTCACGGAGTACCGGCTTTATGACGACGGCGACGGAATGGGACAGACCACGACCGAGAAAGCCGATAAGCTCTGGAAGCAGGTCAATGGCCTTCCCCCCTACAAATACCCACGACAAAAAGGATTCTCGATCGAAGGCGAAATACCGAAGACCGGCGTTGTGCAGATGAACGAATCCGGCAAACGCGTTATGGATGACGTGAAGCTTGACGGCGTTGTCGTTGTTCCGCGTCCGGCTTATCTCTCATCGGTAGCTCAAGCCGTATACAAGGCGCTCGGAATCAACCCGCCCTATCTCATCCGAAAAAATCTCACGGTATCGCTCAAGGACATCGTGGACGAGAGCGAAAAGAAAGAAATCTATTTCAAACGCAAATGGCAAATCGAGGAAGCGCTCGAATGCGAAGTGAAAGAGATTATGTTGAGTGGCGAACAGATCGACGAACGGCTCAACATGTTATTTGACGAATACAGGAATCTTATGATTGACCTGATATTATCCTCTGCGGAAATGTTTAAAGCGGATGCTCCTAATGGAGATGTTCCCGCCGTATTGGAGGCAGCGGGCTCGATTGGCACGCTAATCAATAAGCTCAACGCCGAATTACGCGTACTACAAGGAGTGTAACTATATGTTATCACCGGAACAGAAACAGGCTCTTATGAACGCTAAGGCGCTTATCCAGGAAATCGAATCTATGGAAGGCGGAACACAGGAAGGCGAAGAGCCAATCAACCAGGAGGCCGAAATGGCATTTAATCCGAAAGAACAAATGGGCGAGCAACCGGAAGGCGAAGAGATGACCCAGCCCGCAGATGGAACTAAGAAAACACCGGAAGTCAAAGAGAGTTTTTCAAAGAAAACCTACAAAGACATTTCGCAGATAGCGAAACCGGACGCATCGACCGCGAACGACAAAGCAGAGACAAAGGTCGAGGACAGACCCGACCAGGACGAAGAGAATATCGGCGAAGTTGCAAAGGCACTCGCTACAATCGCCCAGTCGTTACAGAGAAAGAACGTGGCGAAGAGCCAGACATCGAATGGGGCGGAGCTCGTAGGCGTAATCAACGAACTGACGAAAGTCGTCAAGTCGCTTGCCGCAAGCCAGGCTAATCAGGGTGCAGCACTCGAAGACATTCTCGAAGGGCTCGGAGTCGCAAAGAGCATCGAAACAAAACAGCAAGCTCTCAGAGTCGAGAAGAGCGATCCGCATAGACCCGTTGGAACGACCGACACGAACGAAGTTTTATTGCAGGTCACAAAGGCACTTCAGACAATCGCAGCGAACCAGGCAGCACCGAACACCTACACGGTGGGCGACAACTCCTCCGATGTGAGGAAATCCCTCGCTGATAATCTCGAAGACCTTTTGAAATACAGACAATAAGGAGATATGACACATGGATATGTTTTCACAGTACAATATATACCGACAGGAAAACAAGAGCCTGATTCGGAAGGCACTCGATTCGAGCACGGGAGTCGGCGGAGCGCTTATCCCGGAACACCTCGAAAAAGTAATAACAAACACGTTGCCCAGGCTGAGACCGGAGCTCGCGATGATCACGTCCAAGTACGATCCTCAAAAGATCCACAGTTTCAACCGGCTCACGGCTCTTCCGACAGCGGACGGAGCTATGGGCGAAGGCGCAACGACACCAACATACAACTCGACCTATGCGCGAGCAACGATCGAGCTTAAGGTCATAAGAAGAAAAGGCGCGGTTACCAACTTTTTGCAGGATACGGCGAAGACCTACATCGACGCAGCCGCAGCAGAAATGGAAAACCATCTTATCGCGCACGTCTATGACGTAACGACACACATGCTCCACGGCAACGTGATAGCGAATCCATACGCCTTCAGCGGATGGGATCGGTTCATCGCGACAAACCGTTTCAACGAAGCCGTCGGCGGAGCAGTACCGACAAACCTCGAATTCCTTGATGAGATGATCGATCTCAACATGGAAAAACAGGGCGCGGCACATCGGAAAGCGTTCATGATGTCGCCTCAGATGTTATCGAAAATTTCCCGCCTCTTGACGAACGTCCGAGTCAATCAGGGACTCACAGGAGCAGGGCTCTCGACGGTAGACATCCCCGGCGGATGGAGACTCGCAGCATATAGGGACATACCGATTATCCAGACCTCGCAGACCAGACCTAAGGCGACAATGGGAACGGTAACACCTACGACAGCGACAGTCGGCGGATCAATCGCGGATGCAGCACATAACTACTTCAAAGTCTCGGCTATTACATGGGACGGCGAAACAATTGCAAGTGCCGAAGCTGATATCGCGACCACGGGCGGAAACGTTTCAACGCTTACGCTTACATGGGCAGCGGTTACCGGTGCATTCTACTACAAGATTTATTACGCCACAGCGGCATCCGGTACAGGTACAGAAAAGCTCATCAAAGTTATTGCAGCTAAAAACTACGACGGAACTGGAACGATTACGACAGTTGTCACAACCGTAACGCTTACCACAGTAGCAGCCGACACGACAGCGGTCACCGGATCGATCTCCACGGCCATGGCTTCGGATGTTCCGCTCGTCGGAACGATCGCAAACGGCGACATACCTGAGAACGTATATTTCATCGATCTCGATGAGTTCCAGGGTATGGGCGGTTTGCCGTACACCAATAGCGCGGGATCGAGATTCCAGGGACTTGTAACAATCGAGCCGCTCGCGAAGACGGACGATAATATCCCGTTCCTGATCAAAACCTATTGCGGACTCAAAGACGCATTCGAAGCAACGTGCTCAGTTAGGCGAGGGCTCAAAATAAAATAATGCCGGTTATCACGTCCAGAGAATATAACCAGATAGAAAAAGAAGTCGAGCAGGTTGAGGTAACAACTCAGCCTGCCGATTTTGTATCGGTTATTGAACCGGAGATTGAACTGCGCGAGCTCGTTCACCCGGATTGGACTCCGGGGAATAATGTCACGTGCGCGGTCAAACTCGATTGCGGTGAAAAAGTAAAAATAGAATACGGTCGAATAGCGACACGTAAAGCATCGGTATATCGAGAATTGATCAAGCGCGGATATATTCCCTGTAAACTTTACGAGGAGGTAAAATGAATAACAATTCTTTGAGTCTCGCTGAGGCTCAGGCAATAGATGCGCTCATGCCAGGGATGCAGAATGCACGGGTAGGAAGCAAGATCAGAAATGCTCTACTCGGAACTCTGCCTATCAACGGCAATAAATGGTACGTCAACAGCTCGACGGGCAGCGACGTATACGACGGAACATCATGGGCGACAGCGTTCAAAACAATCGCATATGCTGTATCAAAAGCGGCAGCAGGCGATATGCTCATCATGCTCGGTACTTTCACCGAAGCGGTAACATGCGCTAAACAGCTTGCATTCATAGGCGGCGGATATTCCGTCAACGATTGCGTATGGATGGAATCGGCAGCAGGCGACACGCTTATCACGCTCACGGGCACGGGATGCTTGTTCGACGGAATCAGATTCAGAATTCCGACTACAGGCGGGATCGGGATCAACATGTCAGCTTCGGATTATACAATAGTTCGGAACTGTCATTTCCAAGGGCGCACAGGATCATACTACGGGATATATAACGCAGGTGGTTCTCAGTGTGTGATCAAAGGCAACGTTTTCGAATATCTCAATACGGCAACCTACGGATGTGCGATTCTCGGGTATTCGACAGCCACCATGCCTTCAGGATGGGAAATAACAGGTAACATTTTCCATTCGAACCTCAGACATATCAAAATGTCGATGAGACAGAGCTTCGTACATGACAATCTTTTCCAGAGCATCGGACTCAAGCCCGACAATTCGGCGCTTACAGCAACAGTATTGCTCGATGCTTACGGAGAGATTGCCGGATCGCAGTTCAACACTGTGACAAGAAACATTTTCCAGGGTACTTACTCAATCGGCGCCGGATACAAACCGGGAACGAATGATAACTGGATGGGCAATCAGTCCGACCAGATATCTCAGACCGGGACAACGGCTCAGGGGCTCACGTACTTAGTACCAGCGTAATAACACGGGCGGGGCAACCCGCCCTATTTTTAAGGGGAAAACAATTCACGATGAGGATACAATGATACCAACTCCCGCAGAATGCAGAGCATATCTCGAATCATACGGACTCAATCAGACAGCGACATACGCTCTCACGGGTGATCTCGTTCTTAATTCTCCTATCATTCACAATATCAATACTCTCTCTCTCCTCCCATCGATGCTCGTCAACTCGGCGCACATAGCGCCGGGGACGCGCATCGTATCAGTCGATGTCGTGAGCGCGACGGTCGGACAGGTTACACTCGACGAGAACGCAAGCGCAAACGCAACAGCGGAACCTATCACGGTTACATACTTCACGGTAATCTCAGACGATTGGATAATCAAGAAACGGGATAATTTCGTCATACCGTGGGCGGAACGAATCTGCCGGACATCGTTTTCAGCTACAGCGCAAATCGAGGAATACTACAGCGGCAACGGGACGAGTATTCTCATGCTCAATCGAAAGCCGATAGTATCGCTCGATGCGCTGTCGTACACGAACGTGATGAGCAATCAGTACGTTATCAATCTTATGGCAATTCAAAACATAAGCGAGGAAGGTATTCTCAAAGTACGTACCAATTTCAACGAGTCAACATGGATACCGATCTTCGCTAAAGGCTTGCTCAATCTCCGCGTGAAGTACACCTATGGTTACGCATCATGCCCGGTCGATGTGTCCGAGGCTATCAAGTATCTCACATGCGAACAGATACTCGGACAGATAGCCGACCGTACCGGCGGCGGGTCGTTGAGCGTTCAGGGATTCTCACGTAATCACGGGGCACGGGGTAAGTATACCAACGTGCGAAACGATATGAGCCGCGCTGCTATGGCGATATTGCGCGACTACATGACAGCAAACTCGGGGGCATGATGGCGGTTAATTTCCCGATCTCCCGCGAAGGGGTAAGCGAAGAAAAACGAGACGCGCTCATCGATACGCAGATGATATGTCAGGAGCGCGGACGGCTCGTCAAGATCAGCTTACGCGATGAACAGGACATAACGCGGGATGCTTACAACTCAATCAAGCGACGGACGAACGTTGCCGGGCTTTCCTGTTACGCTTATCCGATAGAGCCGTCACCGACCGAACATCAGATGGAGAAAGCTGGAGTCAAAGAGAATGTCGATTCTATAATTTATACCGCTATGCAAGATTGGATTGACGCGGGATTGAATTACGAAGATATCGAAGTCATACGGTCAACGGTCGAGCTCGAAGGATGCCGGTATCAGGTGAAAGCGAAAAATCAAACTTCGCAGTTCTCGGATACGTACTTATATATTACGCTGGGATTGGTGAAACTATGATAGCAAGCGTGAAGTACAGCACGAATTACAGAGCGGTCGAGAATCGATTGAAGAATCTCCCGCATCTCATGCCAGGGTTTCTCGAAGCGCACGCGATGAAATACGCTGTCAGGTTCATAAAAATATGGCAGGACGGATTAAAGAAAAATGATTTCGGGCTTATCCCGTTGAAAGAGGAAACAGTCAAGGCGAAAGCCAATATGTCGTTTCTCAAGGGACGTGGACGAGGTAAAGCGAAAGCAGAAATACCGTACAAGAAACCGGGCACGCCTCTTTATGGCGCTGGGCTCGATATAGATTTGAAAACGTATATCAATATGTTGAGGATATTCAAGAAAAGTAAATTGTATAAAGTAATGCCGTCGTGGGCGAAACATCATAAATCATCGTTGAAGCTCAAAGATTTATTCGACATCCACGAGAAAGGCCGGACAATAATTAAACCCGACGGCACAGCAATTCGAATTCCTCCACGTCCGGCTTTATTTTTGGCGTACAGGCGATTTTTGAACGAGAAGCGACAGCAAGACCCGGCGAAAAAGTTCAAGCAGGAAGTCGGAAAGTATTTGAAAACCGGAACGAGCAAATATTTCGATGATGTTTTGAAGTCAAAGAGCGAAGGCGATAAGTATAAAGATAAATGAAACTATCAATTGATACTTGCAACGTAACAACCGGTTGGACGATGACAGCGCCGTCCGTAGTTTCTCTCAACCAGTTTGACGATTATATCGCCGGATTCAACAATTCGGCTTCGCTCATGTTTTATTTCAACGCGCTCGATGCGGTGCGGACAGTTACGAAAACTATCACCCCGGCTATCGATTGCAGCGCATACGAGGAGCTCGTGTTTAACGTGTTCTCGTTTCGAAACGGAAAACAGGAATACGCGAAGGCGGCGGATTATACGTACAAGATCAAGATCGATTCATCGCATGAGTTTTATTTCCCCGTGTACGAATCGTTTACGCATGTCACGATCAGCCTTGCGGGGATAACGTCTATCAGTCAGATAAAAATAACGCCTCTTTTTGCAACGGATGATTGGCTCGTCGTTTCGGATATCATGATCGTGAAAGAGCAAATGCCGCTTGATTTGTTCGTAGGCTTGCAAGAGGGAATCGGGAAAGAGTTGACGACGCTCTACGGAACCGGGCTATCGGTAGCGACGAACTACGCAGGACTCACGGGCGATACCGTACTTACGCTCACCGCTCCGAACTGGATTGATCGTTACTCCGCGATCTACATCACGGACGGGACGAACCACGAAACGCATTCGATAGCAAACCGAACGGATACGGTTTTCACACTTTCCGATCTCTACGATGGTAACGCCCTGCTACACAATTATACGGCAGCGACTATCTATCTGATTTTCCCCGTCGAATACGGAAAGACTCAAACGGATATCGTACTACCTTCCATTACATGCTGGGGACTCGCACCCGAAGACGTGCTACGCGGGTCGAAGCTCGAACGCATCGTCGATTCGTGGACTGTTGGCGGGACGCCGACCGACAGACGCGAAGGGCATATCCATCTTTGGAATACGCTAATCGATTGCGAAGCTCGGCAAGCGGAGATTCTCGCTATGCTCGGGGAAGCGGTCCACCGATTTCTCGGTAAAGAGGTGATGTGGATCAACGGGAAGAAACACGATCTTTACGATTCAGTACCAGCAACGGAAGTATTGCCGACGATTGCCGGGGATATCGTGCCGAAATTACAGTTTACGTCGAGCGTCGAAGTGAAAGAGGAATTGTGGCCGCGTGTTGCAGTTCCTATTACGACGCATGTCAATGTTACAGCGAATCTTACATAGGAGGAACCAATGGCGAAATATAGCGGAGAAATGAAACCGGAACCCGAACGAGTGGTAACGGCAGCGAACGACAAGAGGGTGAGTATCACTTTTCTCGAAGACAGAAAGTTCGAGCTCTATATCGGCGGTGAACAATTCACATTCAACGGAACGGAGACAAAAGAGATTCCCGCGTCATATGTGGATCATCCCGATTTCATACAGCAAAAGAAAAACTTTAGCGTAAGCTATGTCAGTAGCAAAGGAGTATAACAAATGAATATGCGACGCCAGGGGATACACGGAGCGAACCTTCCGGTCAAAGCCCCTTCAACGGTAACACCCTCGGATTTCTCAATAGGTGGAATCCTCGGGCATTTTGAACGGAGATTCGACAAAGCGTTTCTCTGTCAGAACTTCGACGATTTCAGATCGATATTCGGAGTACAAATCAGCACGACTCAATACGGGTACGATGTTGTAAAAGGATTCTGGGACAACGTGTCCGGCGTGAGTGCGAAGCTCTACGTCCAATCGCACGTAGGCCATACGGGAAGCGCAATCGATGCGGTGACAGCAAGTCAGGTCGTTCAGAATCAAACACCGGTGACGCTGCTCACAATTAAAGATGCGTATCTCGATAACCTCGGATACGGAACGAGCGGAAACCGGACAGGTACCACGATCACGAACGGAGCAAGATTCTCGACAACATGCGGGACGAGCGGAACGAAAGACGACCTATTCGCGATTCTTTCCTCGGTATCCGATGTCAAGATCGGCGACACGATGAAATTCGTTTCGACGGGCGGAGGCGGAGCGACCGTGTATAAAGTTATTACCGGAGTCAACGAACTCACGAAGACGGTTACTTTCGCAGGCGCGTTCCATGCATCGGCCAACCTCGCAGCAACCGACGTATGCACGGTCATGGGAATCCGGCTCAGGGTATGGAGACTCGACACAAAAGGATACGTCACCGAAGTGGACGCCGATCTCGGAAAAATCTACTGTTCGCTCTCATCGGCGGTAACGCAGTATTATATTTCGAACATATTCAAAAACTCGAAATGGATTCAGGTGACACGATCAGCAACAACCCCGGCTACACCCGATGTAGATTTCCCTATTGACGTAACATCGGCAGCTTATCCGACAAACGGAGCGGACGGAACGGCACCTACAACGTCGGCGCACTGGGCTCATGCTCTCGCGAATCTCGACGGGCTCCCCGTTCGGTTCATTGCGAACCCGGAGACAAGCACGAAATCGATTCAAGACGCTATCGAAACATATTGCGCGGCACGAACCGACGATAACCCGATATGCATATACACGATGCCGGAGAATCAATCACAGGCACAACTTATACAGCTCGGCAATAATTGCCAGCGCGGAAATGAAGTCGATTCGGTAATGGTCGCCAACTGGTTGCAGGTAGATAATCCGTTCGACACATCGATATATGCACCGAGTCGAAATATCCCGAACGTAGGGCATGTCATGGGTGCATGGATATGGAGTATCGCAAATAACGGAATCCATTTTATCCCGGCAGTCGCAAACGTAACGATTCGCGGAGTAAACGGAGTCGAAGGCGATACTCTCTTGAACGACGACAACCGGACACTCGTGGCGCAAGCAGGCGTCAACGTGATCCAGAATATACCCGGCCAGGGAATCAGGATTATGAACTTCTACACGCCGTCAACCATACAGGCATATCAGTACGCAAACGGGATACTCGAACGAAACTATGTCAAGGTTTCCGTGATCGAATCCATCGGGGGAAGCGTGAACACACCCGGAACCGTGGACAGGATACGCGCCGATAAAATGGCGATCATCCAGTTCGGAAACAAACTATGGGCGCGAGGGTCAACCGGATCGGTGCCCGAAGGCGAAACGTTCGGACAATTCGAAAATACCGACGGGACATTAACCAAGTTCGAAGATCATTTCCAGGTGATCTCGGATGCGACAGTCAACCCGATTGCGAGCATCCAGGCGGGAAATCGTAACTACGATATATATATGAGCTATCCGACACCATCGGGATCAATCCAGATTGGCGTCGGGCTGCTTCAGTTTTAAGGAAATATGTGATAGAATAAGAGCATGAAAACAAATATGGAATCTTTTAAAAGAAATTGTGTTATCTGCGGATCAGTATTTGAGACACATTATCAAAGAAAAATTGCATGTAGTAAATCGTGCTCTTTCTCACTCCATGAAGCAGGAAAGAAAAAAGGCCAACTTGAAAGAACAAGAGAATGGAGAAAAAAAAATCCTGATAAATACAAAGAATCTAAACATAAAAGTGATAAAAAGTATTTAATGGTTCATGGAGATAAAAAAACTCCAGAACAAAAAAAAGAAATGTTCGGGTTTCATATGCTTCTACATCCTGACAAATATCCTAAGGTTGTCGAACACTTGGGAATAACACGAAAACAGCTAATGGATAGATTTAATATTCTTGAAGGCTGTTGTTATTGTGGAAGTAAAAATAAAAAAAGTGTAGAACATTTATTTCCAACTTCAAAAGGTGGACAACATATAATAAACAATCTTTTTGGAGCTTGTACTAAATGTAATTCAAGTAAATCAAATAATGATTTCTTTGAATGGTATAGAAGTCAGAGTTTTTATAACCCTGAAAGAGAATGTGTAATACTGCAAAATAGTTTTGCAGGATAGGAGCGAAACGATATGCAAACGCGGGATGAACGATTGTCCCGATTAAACCCCGAGAATTCGGTGGATACCCAGATAGGGCAATACCGAGCCGAGCCGCGAAAGCGGAAGGTGTAACGACTATCCGAAAGGAGTACGCTCAAGCGAGCGGAAGCACGGGGCGCCGAAAGGCGATGATATAGTCTGGTCTCATGGGGAACCATGAGCAGCCGAAAGGCGGTTATCAAATAGCGATTGATAGCGAACATAAGCGATGGCCGAAAAAACAAGATTACTCTTCGACGGAGTCGAAATACCTGGTCTTGTAAAATATGCAGGATTCACACTTGAGGAAGGAACAATCGAAGTCCCGGAGTTCTCGAAGCTGCGGAACATAACGAACGGTATCGTCAAAGAGCCGTTGATCGAATGCACGTACAAGATAGCGCGTGATTCGAGTACGCATCAATACTTCCGGTCGTACTTCGAGAATAAAGAAGTACACGACATAACGGTGATTCGATGCGACCGCGACGGGAAAGAGTTTGCGCGGGTACTCTTACAATCGACCGAATGCAACAAACTCGTAGACCCGCCGTTCGATGGGGCTTCCCCGACATACGCGCAGGTCGTTATCGGGCTCGTTCCCTGGGACGTGATCAAAGTTGCACCGGAGGCGTAAATCGTGAAACTACCGAAGGCGATATTCTCTAATGACAAGATTTACACCGATATCGAAATTAAAAAACCTAAAGGCAAAGTGCTAGCTGATGTTCAAGAAACGGCGAGCACCGTGGATATTTACTCCGCTATGTATCAATTCATTCTCGGCTGTACGGTATCCGTAAGCGGAGATGAAACAATCGACGATCAGGCTAAGTTGAAAGAGCTTATCAAAGCCATGCCGTATCGAAGCGCGGAACTTGTCGCAATCAAGATTCTGCTTCTCGTTGACCCCGAGGATTACATCGAGGGGATATATCAGTGCCCACGATGCGGGAAAAAGATAATCGCGGAACTGAAAGAAGATTCAGATACGCGGGACAGGATATCCGATCTCGCTATCGTTATCGAAGAGACACCGGAGAACACAATCACATACCAACTCGAAAGCCCGATTATCATCACGAACGTGAAAGACGGATCGGTAATAGTCGAGGTTGATTCGATAGAGCTTCGTATGCCGACACTCGGAGATTGTATGTTGACCGCAAAACAATCGGCGGCAACGGGTGGATTCCGGTTTCAAATTGTACTATACAAGAATTGCCTTCTCGGGGTCGATGCGAAGTTCCGGGCGGAATGGGGCGTATACTTATTCGAACAGATGAGCACGGGCGATTTGAAGGGGATATACGAACCTATCAAAAAATACGGGTTACAATCCACGGTAGAGAAACGCTGCTATGAGTGCGGCAAAGTGTGGGAGGCTTCGGTCAACACAACTAATTTTTTCGTTTCTGGTCTGGCATAGAGCTTAATGGGTGCCAGACCGAAGGTGCGGAATGGGTTATCAAGAGCTTGCTATATATGGACGTGAGCAGGAAGCAAATGATTGTCCAGTGCGTACAGATAGCACTTGATACATACGGGGGATTGAGCATGACTGAGCTTATGGATATGTATATCGACGATTTCAAAATGGTCGTTGAAGGATTGAGGAA